GATTTAATGCAGCAACGATAACGTCAAATTCATTTGCAGACTCAACAGACTGATAAAAAGCACCACTTGCAGATACATCAAAGTCAGCTGCGTCAGTAATGATTCCGCTTAAATTAGCACCAGTTCCATCTCCGCTTAATATTTGAGCATCTTCTACTTCTAAAAGTTTCTCAGGCGCTCTTGCAGAAAGGTATGATGTTAATTGAGGCGTATCAGCTAACATTTCCTCAGAAATACGAAAGTAAGTTCCGATTTTTCTTACGTTAGCATCAGCCGCAGTCATATCAAAATCAGATTGTCCTAAAGTTGCACCTTCAGCAGTTGCAGCAGCACCGTTAGAATATCCTGATTCTTTCACATATCTTACAACATCAGATTGAGTTGATCCAGTAGCTAGTAATTGTCTTACGTGAACTGGTCTTGTAGGATCAAACTTATATCCTGGTACTCTGTCCGCCGGAATTACTTCTCCGGTAAAATCAGCAGCAACAGTCATATCTGCTTTTAATTCAAATGATGCGCTTCTTGCATTGCCTTTTGCAATACCTTCTACCGCTCCATTATCCAACGCCTCTTGTAAAGCACTTTTAAAAGTTACTTTCTTTTGGCTATTAAATTGTTTTTTACTTGCTACTTCCATAGCGTCTAAACGCTCGTTTAATTTAGTAGCCATTCCGCTAACTTCTGATTTTACAATCTCGTTAGCTTTTTCAACAACGTTGTTTATAACGTCTGAATTAGATTTTTCAATCTTTGCGTCAATCGACTTGCTTATTCCGTCTAATTGACCTTTTAGTTCTTCGTTCATTTTTTTATGAATTTAATGAATTTAATAAATAGTTATACACTTCTGAATCATTGTTTTTTACTTCAATATTCGGCGAAGTGATAATTTCTGTCGGCTTCGTGAACTCAATAAATAATGATTTTAATTTTAATACTTCTGCTTCAATAGCGTAACCCATTTCGTCTGAAATGTCGCCTTTGCGCAATAGTTTTGAAAGGCTATCGTATCGTTTAGAGACTTTTTCTAAATCTACGTTTCCTTTAACATCTAATATTTTAGCTTGGTCATTAGCCGCCAATGTAACGGCGCTAATTTCATATAGTTTAACCTCGTTTATTTCTCTATAATCTCCTTTGTCTTGCTTTTGGATTGGTAATATACCTACACTATTTTCAGTTATTACTCCGCTTTTCATTAGTTCAACAACATCTTTTCCAAGTTGCGTTTTAGCAATCTCTGCAACAAAAACTAAACCTTTGTCATCTTCGTAAAGTTCAGTCATTTTACCGATTGGTTGATTCATATCGTGTTGATATAAATATTTAACTCTCGAGCCATTCTCGGCGATTGTCTTTTTGTAAGCGCCTTTCATAATTATATCAGAATCAGAATCTTTGTTTCCAAAGAATGATCCGTACCCTTTTATGATTCCGGCCTTTTCATCCGCATCGATTAACTCTCCAACCGGAGCCGCTTTATAAAGAATTGTATTCATATAGAAAATTTTTGTAAATATACGATTTTTAAATTTTTTGATTTGCACCAAATGAAACACCAAAACCAATGTCAGAAATTTCTCCGGTCGCTTGTGCAGTTTCTTTAGGAAATACCGCTATTGAACAACGGCAGTTAATTACTTCACTAGCAGGGCCGCTTGGATCACCTGGGTACATCATTAAAGAACCTCCAACCATAAAAGGCTCATTCTGAGGTATTGGCTCACTTGCACCAGCTTCGGCGTGAGTAGATCTTGTTCTGTCGTCAAAAGACGCAATCCATTCTTTCATCATATCAGCCGCCGGAAATATTGTGTTTGCAGATTTTAAAGTTGCAAAATTTGCGGCGTTTGTTGCCTCTGTTCTTACAAGTCTTTGCGCTTGAAATGTAGAATATTTATTAAATTGACTTCTTAATATTCTAGTTTTTTCGCCAATACCAGTATTTTGAAAATCAATATCAGTTAGTAAATTTTGAGTAACCTTTACAAGCGTTGCTTTTGCCGTTCCACTTACTAAGGTAACTCTTTCGGCACCTACGGCAGAGCCTAAAGCTGCAAATGTATTGGCCCACTGATCAATAAATTGATTTGGGTTTACGCCCTTTTTAATATACTTGTCAAAATTTCTTGCATACCATTTGGCGAATTGTAAACCAATATCAGAATATAAATCACGATAAATTTTAAGTAATTCGTTTGTACTAAATAAAAGTTGAAAAGATGTTTGGCCACTAGACAAAAAAGATTCTGCTCCTTTATAGTATTGGTTTTTATAGTATCGCCTTACTTTAGAGGATTGCCTTTTTTCAGCCTTGTTTAATTCCTTTTCAAAAGCCTTTTGCCATTTATCCTTTTTTATTGGCATAGGTTGCGACTTTAATTCCTTTAATTTCTTTTTTAGGTAGAGTTTGCTTATTTAAAAACTTGTTTACGTCTACATTTATTGGCTCAATAGGTAAATCAATATCACTTGGATTTGTTGGAATTAAATTAGCCGGTATAAAGTAATCGTCTAATTGAGTATTTTCTTCATCCTTTCCGTAGTTCATTGCAGAACGCTTTTCATTTGGCGTAATCCACCACGCTTTTGATAACTGATTTACAATCTTTTCAGTTTCCTCTTGCATCTCCGGTATTACAGAAAAATCAAACTCAATACAAAGTTTGTCGCCATATTTAGGCGCTAACCATCTATTTAATTCGTCTTTAATTTTTATTAGTTCCGGGATAACTGCGTTTTGATACAATGCCTTTTTAGCCTCTTTCATATTGTTATAAGAGGATGAATCAGTATTGTTTAGTAATTGTACCGGTACATTGTAAATATTACACAAATCTTTTATTGATGCGTTGTACTGCGCTATTAAAGAAACATCAGACGCATTTAATCCAAAATTAACCCAAGACATTTTATTTGGAGTTATGATAATATCTCCGGCATTGTCTGAGCCTTGATGCTGACGTCTAAATTTATCTTTTAATTGTTGCGCTTGTACCTCGTTAATGTCGCCCATCTCAGAAGTTAATAAACCTCTTGCAGTTTGGTTTTGTAAATATTTTACTCCCGTTTGTACCGCTTCATTGTTTGTTGTTAATGAACGCAAACCCGCTCTTAATGGCGATTGTCCGTACATATGTGATCCAGTACCATCGTAGTAAGGATTGAAGTCTTTAATGTGGCATATTTCAGATGCGTCAATATATTTTGTTCCGTTGTATTCTAATTTATATTTTGATACCGGCTCCATTATACCATTTGATATAATCTCCATCACTTGCGAGGGCATAACATACAACTCAGTAAATTTGCCAACATTTGCTCCAGTATCAGGGCCAATTCCGTAAATGTATCTATTACCAGTTAATTTACCGAAAGCAATTAATTCAGTTAGCCAAGCGTTGTAAGATTGTGCCGGATTTGGTCGCTCTAATATTTTATGCAATTCAGTATCTTGTAATTCAACCAATGCGTTTTTTTGCAATAAAGACGCCTTTTGTATAGACGCTGCATCCATTATTCCGGAAGTTAAAGCCTTATATCTTTTGTAATCGTTTTCGTTTGTCTTTTCATAAACTTGAAACGGAATTGTTGTTGCCGCCTTTGTAATTAAATTTATCAAAGAATAAATTGTTGCATTTTTTTGATAACCTTCCGTAATATAAGAATCATCATTCTCATTGTTCCAAAGAACAGAATTACCTAGCCAATTATAAATGGCTCTGTTATATTGCTCGTTTGTGTTTTGATTTTTTTTTGAAAAATTGAATCGGTCAAAGAAAGATGCCATATTTTAAAGTAATATAAAATTTTCGTAAAAATACAAAATTTAAAATTGTTTTTAAACTACAAAAAAGTTGTTAATTAAATTCCTTTCGATAGCGTAGGAAGTTACGTCAATGTGTTCATCGTGTTTAGCATTTGGAAACGTGCTAACTTGTTGTAAAAACGCATCATTCCAATTATCTTTAACTATAAAAACTCTACCTCCTTCAATAAATGGCGAGGATGCTCTCGCTCGTTCGATTTTAGAGTATCTAACAAAGTTTGTTTTTATTTCTGATACATTGTATCTAGTTTCACGCCTTAATAGCTGCACAAGTGATTTCCCGGATGCTTTAGGCTCGACTAATATTTGCGATATTGGAACTCCGCACGATTGCACAAAAGAGGTAACAAAGTTTTTTAGTTCAGGCATCTCTAAATACTTATCAATGCTTTTAAATATGTAAAGATTGTCGCCACTTTTACCGCTTATTTGTATTCCGGTCGGATCGTTTCTTGTGTCTTTGGTATAAGCGCCATCGATATACATTTCAAAAGATATATCGCTCGGTAACTCGGCTCTGTGTATAACATTAAACCAATCTTTTCTCCACTCTCCACCCTCTGGAGGCGAAGGGATTTGTAAATACTGACCACTAAAAGTGTATCTATCCGCTTGGCGTATTGCTTCAAGTTCCTCAAAAGAATGTTTCTCAGGCCATAACGCATTGTTATTGTCATCCAATGCTGCTAACTTTAAGTGATGCCATTGCTCTCCACTTCCGCCGTCTAATAAATAACCGCTCAAATCTTCCTCGTGTAGCCTCTGCATAATTACGATAATAGGAACATCTCTATCATTAACCCTTGAACGAATAGTTGTATTGTATCGATTGTTTATAAACGACCGCCTAACATCTGATAATGCGTCATCAGGTTTTAATGGATCATCAATTATAATTGCTCCACCAGTACCCGCACCAAACCCGGTAATTGCACCCCCTGAAGATGTTGCATAAACTCCACCCCCTTGCGTTGTGTACCATTTTTTTTGTGATTGTGAGTCCTTTTTAAGTTGTAGATTCCAAATGCTTTGGTAGGCGTCTGAGTTAATATATTCTTTTGTCATTGAACTATTGTCAAGCGCCAACGAATCGGAATAAGATAAATGAATAAACTTCGCCATTGGATTTTTAGCAAGTGTCCAAGCGATAAACATTTTAACGGCTATTTCAGTTTTTCCGTATCGTGGAGGTATATTAATTATAAGGCGCTTAATTTCGCCGTTATGTACTTTGTGTAATGTGTTGGCTAATGTTCTATGAAACTCTGCGGCCTCGAATTTATTTCCGGTGTTTTCTTTGAAAATATAACGAGTAAAAAACAAAAGCGAATCCTCACATTTTTGCTTTATTATTTCGTTAATATTCATCGTTTAGAATGTCGTCTATTTTCTTTTTTGCTTCGTTTGATAATTTGCTAATATTCACGTTAGCGTTATGTTTTATCTCTTGCCTTGAGCCGTTTAATCTATGCGCTTCATCTTCTGTGGCAATTATTTTCATAAGAGCAATTTGTAAAGTTGCGCTTTCTGATTTATACCATTTGTTTCGCATTGAAACTTTTATATTTATTTTGTTGTTCTCGAGCGATTGTTTTATAGCGTCTATTTCGTTTAACTTATATTTATAAAAGGTTGCCTTACAACAACTTATGTAAGCAACAACATCTTCAATAAAAAACAACTTATACTTTTCTATTGCCTCAAGGCTTTCATCTATTAACTTTTTCTTATTGTGTGCCATATCGCAAAGTTAAAAAAATATAAATACATAAAAAAACCTCTCATTTCTGAGAGGTACAAACTTAAATTTTATGAAAAAGAATTTTAAACTATGTTATAAATTCAATGCTAAATTATAATTTTTATTTTAGTTGTGCAAATTTTTTAAAATTCACATAGTCTAACATCCTCTATACAGTCTTGAATTGTATGATATTCTACTTCCTCATCTAGCTGATTGTCATAGCTATAAAAATTAATTTGGTCAAAATTAGTTCTACCTTCAAATATTGCAATAGTAATCCCATCCTCAAAAGCAATGTAAACGTAACCTGAATTTTTATTGTAATTCATTTCCATTACATCATCTAAATTTAGATTATTTTGATTTGAAAAATTAATTAAAGATGCTAAACTAATTAATTGATTTCCGGTAAAGTTGTAATTGTTTTCTAACATAATATTATTTTTTAAGTTATTAATAATACCCAAAATTAAAAATATTTTTTTAATTAGCCAAATAAAATTGAAAGTTTTTTTTAATCTAAGCCTTTAAATGCTTTTAGTGGATAAAAAACTAAACTATTTCTGTAGCCGTCTTTAGCAGTTGGAACTATTGGCGTAACTCCGTGAACATTTCGCCAAGCCGGATAAACTAACATAGAATTATCGCAACTGTCCATAGTAGCATCGTAATCCGGAACAGTTGTATTGCCTCCAGTTGCATTATTTTTTTTTGCTATTATTACATTCACACATCCTTTTATATTTCCATTATCTCTATGGAATGGTGCCGGAATATTGTAATTTGATATGCTGCTTGTAAACAATTTTCCAAACCTCCATTGTTTAGGAACATTTTGCTCAATTAATTCTTTTTGATTTTTGTAAACATTTGGAATAATTTTTTGTATCAATTTTTCACTTTCGTTACATAACATAAGCATAGCTTTAATGAAAGTTTGCGCAGTTTTAACATTATGAACACTACTAATAGTAGGGTAAGGCCTACGCATATGTGGTTTTGGAGGAACACTGCCTATAATTGTGCTATACTGCAACACTTCTTTGTCGGAATCAGCAAAGCCGCTAGATCTTTTCATTACACTTTTAGGTACGTTCTTACTTCTTAATTCTTGATTAGCTAAAGCTGCTAATTTTGACGCTTTTTCAGAATGTTTTGATATATCTTTGATATAAAAACCTATAGCCTCATCTCCATCATAAAAAACAACATCCTCTGTTATGTTTGGATTTATGTGTCCGCAAATATCTCCTATTTTCGTGTTATGCTCTATTTTTGATAATTGTAATTTTTTCATTTTATTTTTTCTCTTGTTTTAGTTTTTCTATCAACATCATACCAACGTAAGCACCTTGCTCTCTCCAGTGTTTAACTAATTCAAACGCCTCCTCATAATGCTCTAATTCAAAAGGTATCTGTATCGCTTTTTTAACTCCATTTTTCATATCCTCTAAATCAGATGAAAAATCTTCGTCATCTAAAATAGAATAATCAACATCTTCTTCAGGTTGCCAAACATCAAGCCCCCAATCTGCTAATTGTTCAGTATTCCACTCATTCGCCAGTATATCCCAATCCCACTCTCCAAAGCCTACATTGTCTTTAACAATGAATTCCTTTTTCTGTTTTTCTGTCCAACCCTCTGCAACATCAATCCAAACCTCAAACAACCCTGCAGACTTACACGCTTTTAAACGCATATTTCCGCCAAGAACGACCATATTTTCATCAACCACTATTGGACGCTTTTCTAACATTTCAGGAAATGCCTTAATTGACTTAACTAATTTTTTAAATTTGGAATCTTTAATAAATCTAGGATTGTCCGGATTTTCTTTAACCGAAGAAATATTCACTTGTTGTTTCATTTGTTATTTTATTTGCTACTGATCTTGTGTAAACCAAACAAAAGAAATTCCAACTACCGCAATAAAGAATTGCAAACAATGTTCTGTTTCTCCGGTTAAATCTGTTTCGCCAAAATCGTCATCCATATTAGAGTTCCAATAATTAGCGCCAAAGCAAATGCCGAATAAAGCAAAAATAGTTGTGTTGAAGTTTATGTTCATACTTGCCAGTATTTTTTGTAAATATACAAATATAATTCAATAACTTTTTTTTGTGCTTCCTCTTGTGTGTATATTTTTGGCGATACTTTTTTGTCGCCATTTTCGTTGATTTCAACTTTTAAACCTTTTTTTGTAGGTAGAACGCCAACTGTAACATTGTTTTTTATACACCATTGTATTGCCTTTCTGTGTTGGTCTGTTTGCGGTATGTTTATTTTTTTACTTTTAGGCATTAGTATATTGTTTTTATTATACTATTTGCTACTGCTTCAACAACATCAACTGTTACTGCATTACCGCACATTTTATATCGTTGTGTATCACTTATCTTTCCACTTATTCCGTACTCAGTCCAATTATCTGGAAAGCCTTGTAATCGTTCACATTCAATAGGTGTTAGTCTTCTTATTTTGTTATCTATAACCGCCTGATTACAAGCAGTATCTAAAGTTTGTGCAACTCCTTTGCCAACTCTGCCTCTCCTGGTTTTACTTGTAGGCACAGATAAGTTTACGGAATCTCCTTCTGTTGCCAACTCATAACCTCTTTTAGTGGCTGAGTTTATTTTAATTATAGGCTGACCACTTCCATCCTCTCTTGCTCTTGCCGGTATAGTTGGACAGTCTCCGTCTTTTATTTTTCTAAAGCCTTTTCCGTCGTTATGAGTTCTTAATGTTCCTATTTCGACTTTTTGTGCATTGAGTTTACGTTCAATAAGGTAACTTTCGTTTCCGTCTGCTCCATATCTTGTTGTGAGGCAACAAGTGTTTGTTTGTTGTCCTTGTAACTCATTAATCTGTTTACTACTTTCTCTGATAGGAAATACTTGTCCTCTACTTCCGTCTGCAAGATATCCGACAAGGTAGATTCTCTCTCTGTTTTGGGGTAGAAACCACTTTGTATTAAGCAGTTGCCATTCAAGTCGATAACCCCTAAGGTTGGTAAAGGCTTGGATAATTGCCCAAAAGTCCTCGCCATTGTTTGAGGAGAATGTTCCTTTAACATTTTCCCAGACAAAAAAACGTGGTCTGCACTCATCGATGAGTCGAATTGCTTCGGTAATAAGGGAGCTGCGTTGTCCTCCCATCCCTTTACGTTTTCCAGCAAGACTAAAATCTTGGCAAGGCGATCCGAAAGTGATTGCGTCAATTTTTGGTAATTGTGTTCCTCGAACATCTGTAACTGATCCGACATAATTTGAATTTTTAAAGTTATTTTTATAAACGTCTATTGCGTATTTATCTACTTCTGAAAAGTATGAGTTTACTTCAAAACCCGCTTTTTCAAAACCTAAGTGAAATCCGCCAATTCCACTAAATAAATCTAAGTGATTAATTTTAATTTTTTTCATTTGTTTTATTTTTAAAATGGTACATTATCATCGGTTACAACTTCAAACCTTTTTGTATTTAAATCAACATCCCTATAAACACCGCCGTTTTTAAAATCAGGAGCAATGTCAACATCGCCTAGTTGTC